ACCTGTTGTAGCCCCACCATTACCAGTAGGCTCAACAACAAAATACTTTACTATATCTGGACCACAATGTTTATTACTCATCTTATACTATAATTAAGCCTCTTAAAGTTATTTCAGATATTTTATTAGAATCTGTTTTAACCATTGTTATTTGTACATCATCATTAGCTTCTACTGTAAAAGGTAGTGAAACTACTTCACCGTTTTTATAAATAGTGTAAGTGGTTGTGTTCTCGGTTTGAATTGTTGTGAAATTAGTTTTATTATCGGTATTAAATTTAATTGAGGTTGGCGACCCTGGTAAAAATTGTATAACACATTTTAGTGTTTTATCTTCTTCAGTACCATCTTTTATAAATCTAGCTACAGGTTTAATTTTTTTAGATTCTAATTCAGTCGTAACAAAAACCCTATTAATAGCTGGTTTGACTTCAAACTCTTCGGTGTCCACTAAATAACCCATTAATTTCATTTCATAACTTTGTACGTAATACCTTTTACCATTTAAATCATTTATTTGACTTTCGTCACCTATACTTTCCAACATTATTGGGAAATAATGACCCTTTATGTTTACGTATGCTTGAGCTGAAGCAAAGGTTTGCATCACTTTTTTAGTTAATTTATTTAGTTCCCTCATTCTAAAGGTAAAAAATCTAACAGTATAGAACATATCAATACCTACGGGGTTAGGTATTCCATATATGTCAGCACCTTTCCTGTTACCATCCCAAACAGGTATTTGCATATAAGGGAAATTTTTCCTTATAGGTATCTTAAAATCGGCTGGATTAGTCCCTGTTTCGGGGTTAGGTCTTCTAACCACAGAAACAAAAGGTATTTTCATATTTTTATATTTATCACTAGTCTTCCAAGTTTTAGCAAACTCATTCCATCTTTGTAGTGTTAAAAAGTGTACAGGAATTTCTTTCCCTTCTATCGCTATACCCAAATCATCACCAACAAAATCAATAAACCCTTTATCTAAATCATCAATGTCAACCTCTCTAGGTAGAAATTGTTTATTTTGTTCTAAAAATTGACCAGTCCATTCTTCAGGTCCATCGTAATGGTCCCTAACTTTAATGTCTATATCCTTTTTTATTTTCTTTGGTAAGGCCATTAATAATTGGGGTTAAATTCATTCTCGTCAGCAGTAGTACAAATTATAGTTCTATAGTAACCTTTGTAACCTAATCTAGTGTGACCGTTATCAGAAAATATCTTACCATCGTCAACCACAGTAAAATATTTTATATTATCTTCTCTATCAGAGTAACCTATATAATCACCATATATAATGTCAGTATTCATTTCCTCTAAGTGACTAACAAATATTGTAAACGTAAAATTACCATAGTCCTCATATCTGTCGTAACCTTCTGAGTAAGATTTAGATTCTGAATTTTCTAGTTGAGGTCTGACTTTAAGTTCTATCGGTGGTTGAAATCTAATTTCTTGAGTACTAGCTTCACCATAGACATCGTCTGTTTCACTCTTTATTCTATCAACCCTAAATAAAACTATGGTAAAATTTAAATCACCTTCCACAAACTCACGTGCCATCTCATCTTCTATATTAAAATCTACTTGGTCATAGAATCTATGAAGTCTAGAAATAGGGAATCTTTTTTTACTCATTAAATAGTTTTTTATATAAATATCTATTAATATCTATTTCATTTATTTTCTTTAAATTGTTTTTATATTTAATTTGTTATGTTAGATATTAGTAAATTGAAAAACAGAAAGGCTTTAGTCAAACTTGAAGACTATGATGGTGGTAATGAGTATTTAATTTCATTAAAAACTAAAATGGAAAAAGAAGGTTCTTTTTTTATATCACCTAGTATTGCCGAGTATATTGAGTTAAACTTTGATAGGGAACCCTTAGAAATAAATAAAGTAATAGAAATAAATGAGTTTTTAGGTAAACAACTACAAACCAAATTTGAACTCAACCACATACCAGAAAAAGTTATGGTTGAGTGGGTTTTAGGTGAAACTGAAAAAAGTTACCACGTAAAAGGTAAGGTTTTTAAAAACCAAAAATACTCACCTTTATTTTATGTCTCTAAGTCACAGATATCAGAGAATCTATTAGACGTTGAAATGGATGTTGATGTAGATTTTGATGAGTACCAAGAAATGGATAAGAGAGGTTGGAGAGTTTTCCCACATCAAGAAAGTGGGATTAAATTCTTATTAAGTAAAAATAATCGTATATTGGGTGACGACATGGGTTTGGGTAAAACATTGATGTCAACAATCGCCTCTATTGAGGCTGGGGTAGAAAAAATATTAGTTGTTTGTCCTGCTAACGCAAAAATAAATTGGTTTAGAGAACTTAACGCTTATATACCTGAAGAAGATATATCTATAATTAAATCTGGTCATTGGAATCCTAAAAAATATACTATAATAAATTATGATATATTGAAAAACTTTCACACTATTACTGATGGTAGAAAGAAATATAAAGACTATGAAATACATAGACACTTAGTGGAAGAAGAATTTGATTTAGTTATTATGGATGAAGCTCACATGGTTAAAAACCCAAAAGCTAATAGAACTAAAATAATGAACCAAATCACCGAAAAAATAAAAAGACGTTGGTTATTGACAGGTACACCTATAGCTAACAGACCTATGGACTTTTTTAACCTACTAAACATTTGTGACTCACCAGTTACATCTAGTTGGAAACAATTCGCGTTTAGGTATTGTGATGGTAAAAAATTTAAAAAGAAGTTAAAATCGGGTGGGTATAGAGATATTTGGATTACGGATGGAGCATCAAACCTAGAAGAGCTACACAATAGAACTAAAAATTTAATCCTCAGAAGAAAGAAAGAAGACCACCTAGATTTACCACCAAAGATAGTCGCACCTTATTATGTTGAGATAGATGATATGAATCAATATCATAGGGTTTTTGATGAGTATTTAGAATGGGCTAAATCAGAGGGTAAAAGGTTAGGTACAGGTAGACATATGGTAGAACTGATTGTTCTTAGAAAATACCTAGCTTTAGAAAAAACAAAACAAACTATAGAGTTAGCTGAACAAGCGATAGAAAATGGTCAGAAAGTTATTATATTTACCAACTTCACACATTCTTTTGACGCTTTAATGGACCACTTTGGTAGAATTGCTGTTGGTCACAATGGTAAAATGAATGCAACTAATAAACAAAACTCAATAGATAGATTTCAAGAAGACGATAATGTAAGAGTATTTGTTGGTAATCTTATTTCAGCTGGTACAGCAATAACACTAACCAAAGCTGAAACAGTTATTATGAATGATTTAGATTTTGTACCATCAAACCACGCTCAAGCAGAAGATAGGGCTCATAGGATAGGTAGTACTTCAACAACCAACGTTTATTACCCTATAGCTGTTGGTACTATTGATGAAATGATTTACAAGATATTGGAAAAGAAAAGAAAGATTATTGATACTGTTATTGGTGATGAACATGTTTCTATGGATATAGAAGACGACTTATTTAAACAAATGTTAAAAGGTTACTTCTAATTATATAGTATTAGATTTAGCCTCTAATATTTTTAAATATAAATCATAATTAAAATTATTACCTGACTTTTTCCAATAATCACAAATATAAACCATGTTTGGTCTTGAGTATGGTTCAGTTATCCTATTTTTTGGTATTTGAGTTGATTTTAATTTTATTGTCATTGATTTTTTATACAAATATATTAGTTTTAAACAAACAAACAAAAAATATATGAAATTTATTAACACTTGGGTATTACCTGTAATTATTTGTATGGTGGGTCTTTTATCTGTACTAATATTCACATACACGGACTCATTAATTGTCATGATTGTATCTTTAATACCAGCAGTCATCATCGTAACAGGACCTTTATTTAAACATTGGAGTGATTACTTTAATAAAATGCATGAGGAGAGGGATGATGAGTAAAGAAAGAGTTGTACACCCTAAACACTATAATAAAGGTGTTGAAATGTGGGATTACGCCTATTCCCACAATTTAGATTTTTTTGAGGGTAACGTTGTTAAGTACGTCACTAGATGGAAAACCAAGAACGGTATTGAAGATTTATATAAAGCAAAACAGTATTTAGATAAATTAATTGAGTTGAATAAAATTAATTAACAAACAATTTTTGAGTTAACGAAACTGTCCATTACGTTAATAAAAAGGTCTTCGTATATTGGTAGTATGAGTGAACAACCATCACTAAAGGTATCTATTTTAAACTCACCTTTATAAACACCAGCTAAATTAACTTCACTTTTTTTAAACTTATAACCTAGATAGTATTCTTGTTGGTTATAAATACAATCTTCATTTTCTACAGGTATAATTAAACCAGGTTTGTTAAATATTTTATACCTACCTGTTTCAGTGTTTATCATAGAAAAAGTTATAGCGGCGTTTTCTAATTCCTCAAAAATTTTTTTGTAGTCATTTCTACCATCATTTATGACTTTCATTTGAAGTATTGGTAATTGTGAGTTTTTTCTTATAAAGAAATTTTGAGCCATCTTTTTTATTTATAAATATCTAGTTTTTTGTTATGAGCAGATAGTATTTAAATTAGGTTGTACTATTAACGAGCCACCATAAGTTTCTCTAATGCAATATCTGTCACTA